ACCTTGTGATAGTAATAACCAATCTCTTTGTTCTTTAGTATGTGTTTGCCACCATTCAGTTCCTTGCCATTCATAATCTTCAATATCTCTATCTTCTAATATGCTCTCTAACCATAATGAATACAGTTCATCTTCTTCCATCCATGGTTGTACTTTTTTTACTTTGGCAAAGTTATCTACTAAAGCATCAAATGGATTTTTAAAACCTGTTTTTATATCTCCATCTATTTCTACATAGTTACCAAGCCATAAAGAATTATTCCAATCTTCTGCATCTTCATTAATACTTCTTATATCTGGCATACCAGTAGTAAAGAAACCAGCTAAGTCATCATCACTTGCTTTATAACGAATAAACATATTGGTTCCAGGAATACTGAATACTAAATACTTTTGACCTGATTGGTCTTGCCATATTTGTGAACCCATACGACCTGTACTAACACCTGTTCCACCACCAGTAGTTCCACCTGTTCCTCCACCTGCTGGACCACTAGCACCATCTGTAACTTGTCCTAGTATTTCATCTAAAGATTTATCTGAACTAAAGTCTGATTGTTCTAAACCATCAAACTCTGGTAATTCCCAACCCCATTTAAAACCTTCTGGTTTACCTTCTTCTGTTGATATAGCCCATGAACCACTATCATATCTACCCCAATACATTGCTCCAGTTCCACCACCACCTGTTCCACCAGTACCACCATCTCCACCAGTACCACCATCTCCATCTGGTGCTTTATAATTAGGTGCTTCTTGTGGTGTTTTAAAGAAATCTCCAGTACCTAACATATCATCTACAGCATTAGGGTCAATACCAGTAACTGGTTTGCCATTTCTATCGTATAAAGTTACTGTTGGTTTATTCTTTTCTTTATATGCTGCTGCATCTGCTGCTGATGAAAAAAACTTTTTAGGTTTTAACATCAGTAATTCTCCTGCTTCACTTTCAGGTACTGACCTAGCGTTACCATCTATATCATAAATAGTTATTGTTTTTTCTTGAGATGTTTGAGGTGCTTGTGTTTCTTCTGGAAACCCTGTTTCTGCACTAACTTGTGTAGATTGTGCAGTAGATTGTATATTCTTAATAGCTTTAACTAACTCTTCTTCTTTAATTGCTGCTTGGTCAGCTTTAGGTAACATATTAATAACTGCTTCTTTAGCTGCTTTAGCAGCAGCAATAGCAGCTTGTTCAGCTTGTATATTTTGTGCAGCAGTAAACAATCTTGTATCAGCAGCACTAGCTTGTTTAGCAGCTTTTCTAGCAGCTACTTGTTGTTCATATTGAGCTCTAGTGATTGTTCCTTCTATTAACTTTTTAAGTAAATCGTAATTATCTGCCATTAGCTATTTGTTCCTGCGTATAAATCCTGTGCTATTCTACCATAAACATTCTCAAATAATGAGTTATGTATTCCTTTAGTTAGTTTATAACCTATAGAGTATTTATCTGATACGCTATCCTCTGTAAAACCTTGCCAGAAATCTTTACCAAAACTACTCATATCTACTTCTGATGGTGCTTTTCCAAAACCAGAATTTGCAGCAGCAACACCTAATCCTCTACCTACATCTATAGCTAATAAACCTAATTCATAAGCAGTATATGCAGCTAATGCTGGTGTTGATATTGCAGCTAAACCTAACTTAGGTAGTAATCTTTTTAATCCTAATTCTATTGCTACATCTCCAGGAGCAAGTGCAGTTATTGTAGTTCCTCCTACAAACTTCCCTGCTTTCTTTGCAAAATCTAATGCAGTAGATGCAATAGCAGAACCTATCTTAGGATTTTTAATTAACTCAATTACTTCTGCTGCTTTGTCAGGGTCTATATTTTTAGCAATGTCGCTTAAGTTTTCTCCAATATTTACTTGGTTAGGTACTGCAACTTGATTATTAATATTAAACAATGCTTGACTTGTTGTGTTCTTTGGTTTATTAACTTTAATAATCAATCTGTTAGGTAATTCAATACCTTTTTCTGTAGCTTCTTTAATTAATTCTGCAGGAGCATTATTAATATCTCCAATTAATTGTGTAGCTATTGTCCAAACATCATCCTGTATTCTGCCAGTAAGTTTACTCCAGTTACCTGTTTCCCAATTCCATACATCAACTTCTCCTAAGTCAGGTATCTTTGCTAACTCTTCTAAAAATCTAGTAGATGGTCCAGCGTGAAATATATCTCCTGCTGGTGGGGCGAAACTAAATATATCAAATCCATTATCTACTGGTACATTTTGATTTCTAGCTATATTTAATAATCTAGTTAATACATCTTCTTGACCCATAACATTTGGTTCATAAAAATTAATTACATTACTATGCTTATCTTCTAATTTGGATGCTTCTTCAAGAAACTCTAAAGTATTAACATCAAATAAACCTAATTGTTGAACTGCTCCATTTGCATCTGAATATTGAGTTTGCATAATATTAAAATTTTCTCCAAAAAAACTTCGTATTTCTGTCGCAGGATTGAGCCATGTTTGATTAGGACCAACAAATATTTCAGCATATTTACTGTTTAAAATTGCTTCTGCTGAATTATTAATTGATTGAATGTTACCTGCTTGTAAAGATGCAGTTTTTTGTATTTCATTTGTAAGGTCTTGAAAAGTATGAAATAAAGCAGCAACTTGTTTATCAAGCATAGTAACAAAATTAGGATTTTTTACCCATTCATCAAAATTTAAAGTAGTGTACATTTTTGAACCCTTCCTTAAATTATTAAGAAGGTCTATTGAAAACTCTTTTACATTTTTATATTTACCAACAGGTATTCCAGCTACTTCTAATCTTGTTAAAAATGTTCCTCCTTCTTTTCTTTTATAAGTATCTAAAATTTCTGTAAACTCATCATCCATTAATAACCTTAAAAATTGTGATGTATCTCTAAAGGTGTAACTTTCTGTAATTACTGTTCTTAATGTTTCTACTAAAGGTCTAAATGTTTTATATATTATTTCATCATATATTTTTACTATATTTCTTTGACCATGAATATATTCCAACCAATTATTAGTTCTATAAAAATTATTTGCATCAACTACATTTTCACTATCAACAAGTTTGGTTATTGTATTAATAAAATTAGTATCTACATATTCAGAAACTTTATATTTATCGATATGAGATATTACATCTTTTAACATTTCTATATCATTTTTGCCAGACATTTCTGCATTAGAAATTACATTAGGTAAATCTAACATAAACAACAATAGATTATCTGGTACTTCTTGTCCTAATTTTGCAATAAGTTTTCTGAAAAATTCTGAACCTTCTTCTGTACCTCTAAAACTTGGTTTATATTCAACTTCTTTAAATTCATTTATAATTTTACTTACTACATCATTATTAATTATTCTTATGTAGTCATCTGTGCCATTAAAAAATTCCAACATATTAAATATTTTTGTTGTTATTGTTCCAGCAAAAGTTGCACCAGTATCTAACAATATTGGTATTTTACGATATGCAGATAAATCTTCTACAATTCCATAATTTTTGCTTTGTACCTGTTTATTTAATAAATCAAAAAACCCTAACAAAAAATCATCCAGTTTATCATCTGGAACCATATTTATAAATGATAATTTTACATTTCTATTTAACCCTGGGTGCGTATCATTTCTACTAATTATTCTTGACACTAAAATACTAGGAAGTAAATTAAAATTTTTTCCAGATGTTGTAGTAGCAAGTTGTAATATTGATTGTATTAAATCATTAAACTTCATGCTACTTCTCTGTTAAAGCATAAGATATTTGTGATAATAAATTATCATACTTTTCGTTGTATTGATTTACTCTTATCCACTCTATATTTTTTTGATACCATAAATCAAAATATTTTTCATCTGCTAATTTCTCTTTGTCATATAAATCAACAGGGTCTTTAGTTTCTGACACCAAACCCCCTCAATATATCTATAGCAGTTTTTTGGTCATCAGTTAATTGTATGTATTGACTATCAACATTAAAGTCATTGCTAATATCTGGTAAATTCTTTGCTCTTCTTTGAGAATTTACAGCAGCTTGTATCATAGCCATAACTTGTGATGCGTTCCTATCACGAGAGTTATTAACTTCTACACCTTTATTCCAAAAATTTTTTTCTGGACTTCCAAACATATTTTTAATACCTTGACTTCTTCCTTGTGTTTCTACTGTAATGGGTTTTCCTGGAACAGTTGTTCCACTTTTTCCATCATCCACAGGGCGTGGACTACCTTCAATGGGAGGTAACATAGGCACATCTTTACTTATAGGAACAATTCTGTTGTTCTTATAATCTTCATAATACTGTAAAGCTAAATCAAAATCTTCTTGTCTTGGAGCATAAGTCTTATCTCCTTTTTGTATATAATCTCTAATAGGTGGATAGGTCATCCAAAAAATAAATGGGTCTTTACCTGCTTTTCTATGCCAATCTATTTTGTGTTTAGCCCATCTCATCTGAAACATAATGTCTTGATGCAACATCTCTGCAAAATCATTTGGTGTAAACATACCAGTTATATTTTCTTTAGCCATGAATGCTTGTAGTTCTCTGTCTGGTTGTAAATCTTTATCAAAGTTAGCAAGATTGTTTAATTGCAATACACCTAAATCTTTATCGTATCCACTTTCAGAATTGAGATTAATAGCACCATGAACCATATTGCTTTCCATTTGTGCAATAGCTAACAATACTGGTATATCCTTATCATCAAACCCAACCTGTTTAAACAAATATATTAATGTTCCAGGTTCTAGTTTTATTTTATTTACTTGCTCAACTGTTTCTTGTTCAGCAGGTGGATTAATATTTTCTGGTGGAGTTACTTCATCTGGGTTCATTATCTTTTCACTCCTGCTCTAAATAAGTTAGATAAATCTGCAACTGTTTGTGCACCTCTAGCTCTAGTTTCTTCTGCCATAACTTGTTGTCTTGCAGCTTCTTCTCTAGGTGCAAATACTTGTTCTTCAATACCAGCTAAATCTTCTGCAAGTTGTTCTGCATCTGGTTCTTGTGCTGGAGTACCAGCTATGAAACTACCACCTGTTGGCATATTAGGGTCAAAGATAATCTTGCCTTCAGTAGCTGGTGCAAGTCCTTGTAGTTCTTGATTATATAAACCAATCCTTGAACCAATCTTATTAGTAATATAATTCTTTTCTTCTTGTGATAAGGGAGCACCTTTTCTTGCTTTAGCTTTAGCTAGTAAGTCATCAACAATATCATCAAGCTGCGTATTTTCTATAACAGGTTGTCTAACCTTAGCAGACTTTCTCACACTAGCATCAGTTCTTAAGATACCTAAACTTTGTACCCAATCTAATTTACCACCATTGTTCATAGAAAATTCCATTAATCTTCTAATACCTTTAGTAAATTCTTCATCAACCATAGAACCTTGTGTCTTGCTTAAATCAATTAAACCAACACTAGCCATTTGGTTTTTTAAAATAATTCTTAATGCAGGTGCTATATCTCTAGCAACTTCTCCTGCCATATATGGATAATAAATAAAGTTATATCCTTGATTAGTTAAATATTCTTGTGCATCTACTTGCATCTCTCTTGTAAGATACGCACCTGTTGCTTTATCTAGCTCTGTAACTTGTACAGTATATTTACTTTGGAACCCATCTCCTAATGGTTTATTAGCATCTACGCCACCAGATAATATATCTAACACCCATTGGGTAACTGTATCTTCTGATGCTGCTGTTCCAGGTCCACCTTCTTGTACTGGAATTACTGGTCCTACTGCACCAGTTCCTCTAGGTATTGTGTAACCTTTTGTTGTTTCACTCATCTGCTAAATCTCCTATGCCAAATGTAGTAATCTCATTATAAAACACATCATTGAAAACTGGTAGAAACTCTGGAGTTTCTTCTGACAACATAGCACCATACTTATACAAGTTATCTCGTAATAATTGTGCTTCTTCACTTTTTTGTGTTCTTAACCATACTATAGCATCTTCTTTTAATGGTATCTTCTTAGCTATTTGTATTCCTTTAATTATTGAATTTCTATAATTAATGTAATCTTTCATTGGTTCATACAAACCTAATGATTTAGTTCTGTCATCTTCTATAGCTTGTTCAAGAATTGGTATAACTAAATCCCAATCAAAGGTATCAGGTATTTCTTTTCCTGGTAACAATGTTGCTACTTGTGCAGGGTCTACTTGATAAGCAAGTGGAAACATCTTTCTAAGTGTTAATTCTAATTCTGCTTTTTCTTTTTTCTGTTCTTCAGGACTATATCTGTTAGTGTCCCATTTCATTTGGTATCTTTCTAACATTGCTCTTTCAACTAAAGATGCAGCATAAGTAGATGCTCTCCAATAAAACTCTTCTTTATTTAATGGAGTAATATTTCCTAAACCTTTTTGTATTCCATAAGATGTGTAATCTATTTCTCCTGAACCTAAGCCATCAAAGAAATATAAAATACTGGAACCATAGTCAGCATATAATTCTGGGTTATCCATTAAGAACTGATACTCTGGTTTTGTTCTAGCCATTGGTCCACTTTCAGATATAGCCTTACCTTTAAGTTGTAACTGTGCAGTAGTAAAAGAAGTTTCTAAATCATAAGTATCTAATCCAAGTAATCTAACAATGTCTAATGTCGCTTCATAGTCTGCTTGTTTGCTACCCATAGTCAAAGCATATTGTTCTCTTAAGTCTTGATAGAAACCATGAATAATTCCTAACTCTACAAAGCTATTCCAAACAACACCAGATGTTTCATTTTGTTTTCCATACCAATCATTAAAGGTATCGTTCTCTGTGTTTATACGATATAACACATTTACTTTTGGTACCAATGGGTTTATGTTTCTATCCCATGCTTTAAGTTGGTATATGTTATTTCGTATAGTTGCTGCTGTAGTAAATAAAAACTCTGGGTCATCTACTTTATCTGGATATAATATTGCAGCTATCTGTACTGATTGTGCTGTAGCTGTTGTATATAAATCTTCATCAAATCCTTTAAAACCTAACTTATCTGCAACTGCATTAATAATATTCTTACCTGTAGCTGGTATGTTTTCTTCTACAAGTATTTCTCCTACTAAATCTTTTAAATCCCCAACGCCACTTTCAAATGGAAGTCCAAACTGGAATATGGTTCTTTCTAACAATCTTCTAGTTTCTGGATTATCTGCTGTTAAATAACCTACTGGTATTGCTACAACTGGTCCTAATGGTGGAAACAAACCTCCACCTGCAACACCTAATGCTGATATTGGTAAACTTCTTTTAAGTATTATGTTGCTATCTTGTATGCTTATATCATCTTTCCATAATCCTTCGCCTTCAGACTTAACATAGTTCTCTAATGCAGTTCCACCTACAGGAATAATTAAATACTTTTCTCCAAACTTATCTGAATAGATATAGTTATTCTCTACACCTTTTCTATAGGCAAAACCAACTTGTGCTATTGCTCTAGGATTAGCTGCACCTAACTGTGTCCATCTACCTAATACTTCTCTATATGCTTCAAAGAAAGGTAAACCAACTTTGTATGCTTCTGCTAAATAACCACGCTCTAACAAGTTATATAACAATCTATTGTGTAATTCAAATGCGTATGCAGAAGATGTTTTATTCAAGTCATTGAATGTCATATTGCGTACACTATCAGTTCTAATATCATCAAGGTCTAACATTGTATGATATTCAAGTTCTGTAAACTGTGATACTACACCACTCTTTCTAGCATTATTAACTACTAACTTTCCTGACTTACTATCAACCATTGCAAGTATGCCAGACCTTTGCATAAACTCTGCTACTTCATCATACTTAGCATTACCCATACCTAATGCTTTTCTTAATTCTTTAATTGTTGGTGTAGGGTTTTCTTTAATTAATGCTTTAAAATCATTTGTAATTCTAAAAGTATTTTTATCTGTACCTGCATGTAATTGTTTTAATGCACCAATAAATTGTTGGTCTTGTGATTTATCTAATACACCATCTACTAAAACATTTCTTCTAGGTAATGATGAATAGTATGTACCTATCTTTGTATTCTCATCTCCTAATCTAATTCTTCCTGCAGTTTCTAATGAATATGCTTTATTTTCTGCATTGTTTAATAACAAATCAAGTTCTAATTGATTTTTAGATACAGACTGTAAAACTCTGGGAGAATATTTATTGTCTGGATAGTAAGCAACAAATGTAACTGCATCATCTGTAACAGATAATCTTTGTCTAACTACTTTCTTCATTACTTCTTCTATCTGGTCAAATGGAACTTCAGCATCTAATAAGTTTCTTTTAACTGATGCAATTAATTCAGCAGGTAAGTTAATAACATTCTCTGGGTCGTAGTGTGCATCTAGTATATCTTGTAACGCTTTGCGTGTACCAAAGACTAAGTTGCTTTCTAAGAAGTGATAATATGCTTGTTTAAATGTAGGTATTCTTGATAACGCTGCTTCTGATTGTCCAGCAACAAAGAACAACGCATCCATAAATTCTGCATAACCTTTAGCAAAACCTTTCTTACTTACTTTTCTAACGCCAGGTACTTCAAATGGTAAGTCATCTATAACTTCATACATCCAAGGAGTAATCTCTTCTTTTATTTTTTTCTTATTAATTTGTTTAGCTACATCTAAACTTCTAATATTTGTTCTACCTACCATGCCTTGTGCTATAACATCTATAAGATTTTGTTGGTTAGCTGTAAAGTTAGAAATTAACATTCTATGATGTTTTACAAAGTCTAAGAAATCTTCTTGAGATTGTATTACTGATACAACTTGAGAACCTTTATCAACGCTTCTAATAGATAATATCTTTCTATTCATATCAGTTATCTCATCCATTAAGTATGGAGTTCTTTGTATTAAATCTACAATCTCTGCATCACTTAGGTTTTTTGTCATAGCTTGTGCAACAACTGGCATAAATGGGTCGTGTGCTATTTGAGTTACAAGATAATCTATGTATGCTTCTACATAGTCATCTTCTAGTTTCAATTTAGATACACCAGTTACAACTTCTTCTGCAGTTGCATACTTACGAATATTCTCCCAATCTCCTCTGTTTTTTCTAAATACAGAAGTAAATCTTGGGTCCCTTTCATATAAGTCTTGAACTTCAGGCAAACCAAACTTAGCATTATTTTCTTTTAATGCACCTAATGATTTTCTAATAAAGTCTGGATATTTCTCATCCAATACTTTTGCTGTTGTTCTAAATGGTCCAGTTAATGCTGTTAATGGTTTAAAATCTGGATTTTGTGCTTGTATTAATTTAACCATTGCACCATTAGGGTCATTCCAAATTAACTTTAGATACTCCCAAGGGTCCCTAAATATAGATGCTAAACCTCTAGCACTCATTCTTAAGTTACCATCTGTTGTAATCTTTAATGGAAATGCAACTCTTGTTACTAGCTGTAATGGCATCCATACTCTACTGATAAATGTAAATGCTATATCTGTAGCTTTAAATGGAATTTTCTCTGCACCATACTTAAATAGCCATGATGGGTCTGTTGCTCCTTCTTCTATTACTTCTCTAAGTTCTCTACCTAATGGAGTATTAAAATCAAAAAATGTACCTAACTTACCTTCAGCAGCAGCATCTCTTACTGCATCTATACTTTCTTCATAAGCATTAGTTTTATATATTTTATTTCTTAATCTTCTACGAAGTGATGTATAACGAAGTGTAGCTTTAATATCAGGAACATTAATAGTTAAATCCATAGCTTGACCTGCCATAGCTAATGCACTTTGTACTGCAGCATCTTTATCTGTTTCAGATAATAAAGTATTAGCAAACTGTGCTCTAGTTATAGGGTCCATGCCTTCTTGCATAGCTGCTCTTTCATAGAACTTATCACTTAATGTTGGTCTATATGTTCTACCTCTTTCTCCAAATCCTCTTACATCATCTAAATGTTCTTTAAAGAATTGTTTAATTTCATTATCAGATAAACCAAATGTGTACTTAAGTTGTAATGCACCTTCTTTTAAAATTAATTCATCATAAAAAATATTTTGAGCACCTCTATAATTTTTGTTATATATTTCTGTGTAAAAAGTTTTTAGTAATTCATCTATTTTATTTTCTGGTATAGAAAACATATAACCAGTTTTAATAAAAGTATCTACTGCTCTTTCTGGTTCAGTTACATAAGCCCATGGTCTTGATGGTATTCTTGGGTCTGTACCACCAAATATATCTTTAAAACTTGAATACAATGTTCTAATAGGGTTCTTAGATTTTCTACCACCACCACGCATATAAGTAGCTGTATATTGATTATCAGTCATAGCAGCATACATATTGTCTAAGAAATTATCGTTTAATACTTTTGCTTGTAAATGAAAATCATTAGCACTTGTTAAATTATTTCCTGCAAATCTTACATCTGATATTAAACCACCAGTCAAACTTTCTTTAATAATATTAAATGTTTGGTCTGGATTGTTTACAATCTTCATAGCAAGGTTAGGACTAAAACCATTTCTTGCTAAAAATAACATTACTGGTGCACCTTCATCTACTGCTTGTCCAATAGCATCTGCCATTAGTTGTATAGTTGGGTCTTTATCTATCCAGAAGTCTGCTACCTTACCACCAGCTTTTATATAATCATCTAACTCTTTACCAACGCTAGTTAATACCTTACTTGTTTCTGCTGACTTTCCACCAATACCTACACCTGGTAATGCCATAGTTGGGTCTAATGCAACCATTAATCCTAAGTTGCCCATAAAACCTATCCATGCGTTCCAACCATGTTTAGGGTCAAAGTTTAAATCTGATATTTTTTCTTGTTCTGCAGATAATAAAGCGTTAAATTTAGTTTCAAATTCTTGGTCAGTCATACTTGTTTTTTGGTAAGTATCAACTAACTTAAATATCTCTCCTTCAGTTTCTAACTTAATATCTGTAATAACATTATTTAATGGAGAATATTCTCCACCTAAAGAACCTGTAAGTGTATAGCGTATAGTATCTCCTGGTGTTGCTGGTATGCTATATTTCTTAAAACCTTCTCTACTTGCCATAGCTTGTTGAAAATAATCATTACTACCAAAGTATGTTTCTATTCCAGTTGGATTAGCAGAACCATATAGTTGATTAACTGTATCTATATAAGCATCTAATTGTTCTTGCAATGTTAATGGTCTATCTACACCATCTTCTTTTATTTTTAAATTTTCAGAAAGAACACTAGGAAAATGTTGTTTAATAACTTCTAAATCAGTTTCAGCAAATTTAAAATCTTTTTGTGTATTAAGAAATGTTTTACTATCTGTAACTAATGCAGGTATTAAATTTAATGCTTCTGATGAAAACTTTACTCCAAATTTTTTTTCCATCTCTTCCAAAGAATATCTAGCAGCTACTGCTTGTATTCCTTTCATAAAAGATTGTACTTTCCAAGTTAATGGTATTTCATTATCTTCTGTTTCTGGGTCGCCAACAAATCTTGAAAAATCTCTATCTAAATCTTTACCTTGTTCTGCAGCTAATTTTTCAAGTTCTGCTTTACTAGCAACACCATAGCTATTCATTAATGCAACTTGTGCTCCTTGATACCAGGCATTTAAACCTACAAGTAATGAATTAACTACTGTACTTTTTCTTATCTGACTTTCGCCAAATAATTCTTTTTGAGTTTCATGTTGTACTTCTTTAGCATTAACATAAGCATCTTTAATTCTTGCCCAGAATTGATTGCTTCTTTTTTTATTAGGTTCTTCGTTTGGGTCAGGTATTTCTGTTTTAGTATCTTTCCATAGGTTATAAACATCTATATTAGTTAAACCCATTGAAGCAGCTGCGTATGGTAAATCACTACTTTCATTTGGAAGCATAGATTGAAAAGCTAATGTCTGATTACCTAGTATTTCTATTTCTGCATCTGACATTGCATTCTTTGCAGCATCAACTGATTGTTGTTCAAGAGTTTTTTGTTCTTGTTCCTTAAGCCATTCTTGACCCCACCTTAAATAGAATGACATTAGTTAAACCTATATTTTAATTCTGGGAACCTATCTAGTAAAAGTTTTTTTGTTACTTGCGTTTCTGACACAGGTTTTGGCATAACAGCAGGTTCTGGTATATAACCAGGTTGGTCAGGAAATTGTGTTGGTGTTTCAAAAATATTACCTTCAAATTTTGGTAACTGTGAAACATTAGGCATACCACCTGTTGCTGCAACTTGTGCATCTATAGCAGCAAGTTGATTTTCTATTGCTGCTGATTGCCCTGTTGGGTCGCCTTCTGCTCTTGGTGGAACCACTAAATCTTGATATGCACCATCTACTGCCATATCAGTAGCTTGTTTAAACGACTTTGTTTTTCTAACCATAAAACCCTCCATTCTCTATATCAAATCCTAATGATATGCTTAGATATACATTTGGTATTGGAGTAGGAATAATATAAGTTCCTAGTGGTATATCTCCTGTTTCTACATCTGGTCTAATTATAGGAACTACACTAATTATAGTTTCCTCTTCAGTTGGAAAAGTATCAAAATTCCAATCCTCTTGGTTAATAATATCAATAAATCTTTCATTAATATTTTCAAATTCTTTAGCCAACTGGAACTCCTGGAGGTATTCCTGGACCTGCAGCTAATTGTTCTGGTGGTAATCCTCCACCTAACTGTGCAAGTACAGAAGCTATATCTTGTTCTGCAGGAGCAGCAGCAGCTTGTGCTTGTAACTCTTGCGATTGTACTTCTTCTTCTGTATAAAACTCATCTAGTATCTGTGTCATGTTCTGTGGATTTTTTCTAATCTCTTTCGCAGCAATACTTGCTTTAATATTACCTTGTGCTGCTTGAGCCATTAATGCTTCAAATAACACAGTTTCTGCTTTTTCAGCATTTACTCTGTTTTGTATTTGTGATATGTTATCTAAACCATCAAGGTTCTCTTGTAATGTTTGCATATCAATAACGCCTTGTTGTTTGAGTTGTAACCCAGTAATAATTTTCTGTGGTTCATCAAACCCTGCCATAACACCATACACTCTTCGTGTTTGATAAACTTCTGCTATATCTGATTTAGGTACATAGGTTTCTTTAAATGCAGTTCCTTTTCTGAAACCTGCAAGTGGTTTACGCATACCACTATACATAACCTCATCCCACTCTAATCTCTTAGCATCAAGTTGTTCTAAAGCATCTTGCATTATTGTTTGATACTCTCGTACATGTAAGGAAGAACTTTGACCTAGTTCCTCTAATCCTCTACCAGTTACAAACGCATTAGGCGATTGTCCATCATCTGATACTGGATAAGCAGAACCTAAACGCAAGTGTCTTTCTAATCTATCTATCTGTTGGAACAACTGATAGGGTAAGTTATTTACTGGTTTTGATACTTGACTACCAGGAGTTAAGTAATTAACAGCGAACCTGCCCTTTCTATATTGTCCACTTTCTATCTCGCCAATGATGTTGGTTTCTGTAAACACAGCATCTTCCATTGCAATGACAGATAGAATATTAATCTTCGCCATGTTAGCCATTAAGCCAATAACATGATGAAATTGTCCTTGCATTTGGTCAAAATTAAAACGCTTTGCTATAACAAATCGTGGACCAGACTTTAAAGGGTTAGGTATAAAATCTAATATTATTTTATTTTCTGGAAGAAAAACATAAGTTCCTTCTTCATCATAATATTCTGCAACAACTTTTCCTGAACCATCTTGGTTAGCCCAAGTCTTGTCGTAACTAGAAATATATGCCATTGTATTATATTCAGAACTAACTTCATCCATAATGACATTGGCAAACTTAGGATATTGTTTCGCTAATACAGCGTGAGGTATTCTTTGCAATACTGCTAATTCTTTAGGTTCTTGGTCCACACCAAAGTGTCCAGGGTAACAAAGATATGGGTCCCTTATTTCTGCTACTGGATATGGAACTCCATTAGCATCTTTCTTTTCTTTTAATATCCAAACAGCAAAACCATAACCAGGTAACCATCTTGCAACTTGAGGTAATTGTTTATCTAGCTTTTGTATCTTGTCATAAGCAGCAACTATTCTTTCTAGTTTCTCTGCTCTTTTAGTTGCTCTTTCACTATCCTTATCATTGAATATATCAACTTTTAAATCTGGTGCTCTACCAATTTTTTGTGCAAATCTTTCTAATGCAGACATCAATAAGTTAGGAGCAGGTAATTGTCTATAATCCATATCACGCATATCTTTACCAAGTAATGCTTTGATACCATCAGCACCACCATTAAGTATTGCTCGTATGTTATGTTTATCTGATGCTAATTCAGAGTTCAACTGTCTTAATTCGTAAACTCTGCTGTAAACTTCTTCTGCTGTTTTTACCATTATCTCCAACTATCCAAATCTATACCTAGACTTTCGTAACCACTAAAACTAGGTTGGTATTCCATACCCATTGTAGCAAGTCTTTCTTTTTGTAAACGCCTTATTGTTTTCATAGGAAACCAACTTGCCATAACTATATCAGATTTAGTACCAACACTTCTACTTTTATTTTGAGCAGAACTGAAATACACCAACTGACTTCTATACAAGTTTACCTTTTCTTGTGCTTCAAAGCTACGATATGGTAAATTAATTAATTTATTTGCAAACAATGGTCGCATAGCTGTAACACCATAGATAGGGTCATGCTTATTACCATAAGTCTGTGTACCTTCTAAAAAGATACCATGCTTAGCTGCAAACTCTCTAATAGATTTGTCTTGTCTAATTGCTCGTTGAAAACCATTCTCTTCAATAACCCAATGTGCTAATCCATATTTTTGAAACCAGTTTTTAATTATCTCTAATGCTTTAGGAATACCACCACCTAAATTGTTTTCCATATCAATCATGTATAGCGTGTCATTGTCTTGATTATATCCCCATAAAAATGCAGCTTGATAACCTGTTGATGCTGGGTCTAATCCTGCAATCAATCGTACATTTGTTGGTATATGTCCAATCTCTCTATTTTGGTCCCTGCATTGTTCAATCTCTTCTGCATCAAATAAACTCATACCATCTGGCATAGCTACATTCAAATAAACCATTTCATAAATTGCTCTACCACCTGTTGTTTCTGCAGCTTTCTTTCTATCCATTAACCACTTGTAAGTTCTTTTCTCTGCCCATAACATACAATCTTGGTGTGCATCATTATCCCAATCAGATTTAGTACATGCTATATCATGTGCTTGTTCTACAGTTGTACTCCAACTTTCATTATCTAGTAAGTGAGAATACAAGTCATCATAATGTTGGCGTGAACCAATCACTACCATAGCAGTATGTTCTTCTTTTCTTGATGACAATGTTGTAGTCCACCAACTTCTGGTATTTTCTCTTGATGCTGGTTGCATAGTAGAACTATGGTCCTCAATGTCATCAGCAATAATAATATCGCAGTCCCTAGAAAGTATCTTGCCACCTCTACCTATACCAACCATAGTTGGAGATTTAATACCAGTAACTGTTCTAGTTCCTACAGTAAAACCATTTTGCGACCAAGACTTAGATGATTTTGTTTTAGGTTTAAACTTTGGTCCAGGTCCACATATCTCTTCAATTAATAATTCATTATTTTCTAATTGGTCCATAACTGAACTAACAGAGTTTTTAGCTATATCTTCGTTACCACCTACCCACATAATTCTTATGTTTGGGTTTTTACAAATTAACCATACAACAAAATGTATTAAGAGTTCTGTTTTACCATGTCGTGGTGGAGAAAGTATCATGTGTTGTCCACCAGTTTCTATAGCATTCATAATCTCTTCTATCCATTTCTTATGAAACTTAGGTGTTAAGAAAGCTACGCCTTGTTCTGTTCTAAAATATCTTTGTCTAAAGTCATCAAAATCTTCTAATGTTTTTTCTGCTACTTGAGGTAACTTCCAATCTTTTTGTTCTTGTTCATTTCTAATATCTTCTAAGTATGCCTGGAATGCCATAGATACTGCTGCTGCAGATGTACCTAATATGTTTGCTACTTCTGTAAGTGTTAATGTTTTATCATAAAGTTCTTGTGCTAATCCAGATTGTTTTATATCTTCATACACTTGTCCACGCCTAGAAGCTACATTAGGTTTTTGACTAGGTATATCTAAAACATCATCCTGTTGGGACCACTCTTTACCAGCTCTTCTTGCTCGTTTTTTTTGTGCGTTAATTCTTTCATAACAACGCTTACTACAAAACTTTTTTGCTTTAGGTGGCAAAGGTCTATGGCAACCTGCTGCGTAACATAATTTATTATTTGCCATATTTCTCACACTCTTTATTTTTGCACACTACATGCCCTTCCTCAATTTTGAGAATTTCTTTACACATAGGACATGGAATGTCGTAAGTACTCAATAATTATTTTTTCTTCCAACCACGCTTCATTTGATTGTAGGCTTGTTTAGAAATAGTAGATTTCTTTTTTGACCTAGAAGTACCTGCTTGTTGCCTTCTATGTATGTTACCTACTAAACTATTTTTTCCTGAACTATGTGCCATTGTAACTCCTTACCACATTCTGCAAGACCAGTACCTAGGTGTAGTCTTGTCTTTTGCTGTATCGCATTTATGTCTAGCTCTAAATGATTTTC